TCTTGACATGAGCAAAACCGCATACGATAATTTGTGGCAGTATTATTCTGATGCTATGGAGTTTGCATGGGAAGCTGCCGATAATGATTTAGATAGACAAACTAAAATAGCAACAGCTAGAATACAAGCAGATGCAAATATAACATCTGCAGAGCTACAAAGAGATGCAGAAAACAGTAGGGCTGTTGGTGGATTTGCATTTAGAATATTAGAAAACTTTCTTGGTAAATAGAAAAGGGGTTAAGTGTGACACAAGTAGGAAAAATTAATCAGGCAATACAGAATACATATGAAGCATTAGAAGAAATGCCAGAACCAAAGCCAGTAACCACAGGATTATTGTCTAGAACTGAAAAGAAACAGCCAGAAGAAAAAGTTAATGATGCAATTAGATTATTAAGATTAGTGAAAGGTAGGACTAATGGTAAAGCAAGATAGAGATAACGTACCATTTGATGCACCTATTCCCGGTCAGTCTCTGACTGCACCTCTAGGTGATAGACCTTGGCAGAAACCTGCTAGGTATAGCAGTCCAGATGATGCATTGGCATTTTATGTAAATAGAATAACCAGACCAGAAAGAGCTAACGAACTGTTAGACATACTAGACAATGGAGTTCCTGTTGATACTCTTGTAGATATACTACAACAAGGTGGTGTTATGGAGGGTGTACACAGTTTAGATGTAGGTATAGTTATTGCTCCTGCACTAACAGAAGTAATATCTAGTATGGCAGAACAAGTTGGTGTTGAACATGTTAAGTTTTCTAATAATGATGATAAAAAAGGTGCAAGTAGAGCAGAAATAACATATGCTTTAAAAGAAGAAAAAGAATCAGAAATGGACAGCATAGAATTAGAACCAGAGGTAGAAGAAGAACCTAAAGGATTAATGGCAAGGAGAGCAATGTAATGGTACTGGGTTTACATTTAGGAAGTGCGTTGGGTGGTTTTGCAGCTGAAGGCTCAAAATACATGGACGATGAAAGAAAAAGAGCAAACAAGCTAATAGATGATGCTATGGATAAATGGGAAACTAAAGGAAGTGCTAACTGGAATACACATGTAGCTAATAAAAAGGCTACTAGAAAACTAGCTAGAGCATTAAAGCCGTACTTAAGTGTTGACCAAATAGGTGTAGCTCTTGAACAAGGACGTGGAGAAGAGGTATTAGCAGAGATTAGAAAATTTAACAACATGAGTGATGATGCTAAAGCTAAAGCGGGCTATTCTCTTCAAAATGTTGTTGACATGGGTGATAACTACGAATCTAGTGGTATGACAATGGATGAAATGATTAACAATGTTGTTGGTAAAGTGTCTGGTGGTATGTCTTTGAGTGATGCGTTTGCAGATACAGGACAATCAAAAGGTATTACATTTGACAGATTATTTAATCCTAATATGAATAAACTGGCTAAGAAAAGAATAGAAGCAATAGAATCTATATCAGGTAAAGGTTCAGTAGCTAATCTTAGAAACTATGCTACTGGTACTGTTACTCCAACAGACCTGCCTTTTACAGGTACTATTAATCTAAGTAGTGCTTTGGCAGAAAAAGAATTTATGGATAAAGTAGGGGGTAGTGGCGGTTATATAACTAGCAGTTCATTTAACTCTTTAATTAAAACAGATATGGCAGGTATATTAGAGTCAGAAATTAGTTCTACAACTGGAGATTTTACAGTGCCTAATAATATAAAAGAAGAGTTAGGTGCAAACATAAAAGCTGAACTTCAAAACTATGTACGTGAACAACAAGTGGAATATAATAAAGATTTACCGCAAGACCAAAAAGGAAAGTATACAGATGCATTTAGACTAAGTTTAGCAAATGGTATGAAAGACATAGTTGAGAAGATTAGAAATCCCGACAATACAGGTAATAGAGGTGGTGGAAATAGAACGGCAGAACAAGTGAAAGCAGATATGAATGCTGCTAAAAAGAAAGTTGAGATGGCAGGATTTAATGACAGTGAATTTCAATCAGATACTTGGAAAGCAAATTATGTAAGGCTATTACAGGAGCTAGATAGAGCAGAAGGTAAACCACCTTCTAGTGTAGACACTTTAATGAAGCTTGCAGAAAAGGTACACGATGACGAACTTAGGCGTGGCAGAAATACATCGAAAGCAAGCACTGACAGCAGTGGATTAGGTGGGTACGCATTGGAAGGTCAACGATATAGAACGGATAAATAATGTTTCGTAGTTATAATAAAGAAGAAAAAATAAGTAAAGAAGACTTACTGAATAACTCGGAATTTAATGCAGACGTTACAAAATTTTTGCGTGAGCGGAAGGGTTTTAAAAAAGCAATGACTCGTGAGGAAGCGTATGATGCTTTTATGCAACATATGCGGTTTCACAACGTGAATGAAGTAACCACTATACGTGACTTAGAGTATGCTCAAAATGCAAACACAGAGGGTAAGCTACGCTTTGGCAGTCTTATTGATGCCTTTGATAAAATAGATGAAGGTGTTGGTATAACTGGTGCAGTTGATTATATGCAAGGTTTTGCGACCGCACCTTCTACATACTTAGGTTTAGCAACAGGTGGTTCAGGAAAACTAGCAGCACTTGCAGGTGTGCAAGGTGCAAAGATAGCAACTAGAAAAATATTAAGTGAAGCCCTTAAAGGTTCAGCCAAAGCTATGGCAGTTGAAGGTGCTATAGGTTTTGGTCAAGGTGCTGTTCAAGAACAGGCAAGAGTAGAGACACGTCTACAGGACAGAGCCAACGGAGTTAGACCTATGGTGCATGGTGCAACGTCTGCACTTACAGCAGGTCTAATTAATTTTCCCATAAACATAGCACAAACAAAATCTGCCATTAAAGCAAATGAGAAATTTGTATCACAACAACTTTTGGCTGCGGAAAAAGCTACAAAGGGTAGAGAAAATAGCAAAATTGTTATACGTGAAGCCGATGCAAAAGAGGTGTCGGAAATTAGAGGTACATTAGAAGCATTAGACCCTGAGTTAGTTAGAAAGGGTAGACTGTTTAAACAAACATCCTCTACTTCAGATACACTAGAGATGGGACTGCCTGTAGAAGTTATGGACAACATAACAGCTGCAGCAATTAAAGTAAAACAAAGAATACGACCTGAAAAAAATGAAAGAGTAACAAGTGCTTTACAAAGGGCTATGGAAAGAAACGAAACAGGATTGTTAGATGATGTCTCTAATATATTAGAAGAACACAACTTAAATTATGATACATTCTCCTATTTCTTTTTATCCGAAGTATCGGATGCAGGTAGAGTGCTTGGAGGTATGGGCAAATTATCTAGAGAAATAGGTGAAAAAAGTAAGATAAAAAAATTAGAAGACGCTACTCCTAAAGACACGCAGGTAACTTATAAGTTCTCTCAAAAAATAGTTGACGGATTATTGTCTGACCTTGACAAATTAAGTGCTGCAGGTAAATCTAGTATAGATTCAGATTCAGCTAAAGCGTTGTTAAATAATAGAAATGCAATAGGGGGATTCTTTAAAGACTTAGATAGATTAAGACTTGGAGTAATGACTTCTCAACCTGCTACAACCATGCGTAACAATCTCAATGGTGGTTTTAGGATTGCAATAGATGCCGCCACACGTAGCTTTGACAATATACTAAGTGCAAGAAATCCTTTTGATGGCACGTTTGATATTGCAGCAAATATGCTTAGTCCATATGAAGCTATAATCACCCAACAAATATTTAAAGAAACTTTTCCAGAACTTAGTGCAAAACTATTTAGACAGGCTGCCGATTTAGAAGCCGCGTATGGTGGTGAAGGTGCTATGGCTACTCTCGGTAGAAAAGTAAATGTTCTTAACACCATGTCTGATAATATATTTAAGAGGGCAGTACTATCTGCTTCCTTAAAAAGGCGTATATCAGATGGTGGTTACGAGATGACTGATGATATACGAGAGAAGTTATTATTAAATAGGCTCACTCGTATCGGGGGTAGGGAACAGGCGGTTAAAAGTATAGAAGAAGCTAAAGCAGCAGGTGATGATGCTATGGGTGCTTTGTATTTTGCCAACGGCAATTTATTAGAACAGAAAAAATTACATTTCCACGATTTATTAGAAACTAACAATCTAGATAAAATACCCGACAGCGTATTAAAAGAGTCAATAGAAGATGCTTATGACTTTGTATATCAGACTAGCTTTAAAGGGACAAACTTTTTTGGAAAGCTTGCTAAAGGTACAATAAAAGCTCACCAAGATATGCCTTTTTTAATATCTTCATTCTTACCTTTTCCACGTTACGTAGCAAACCAGATGAAGTTTATATATCAGCATACACCTGTTATAGGTTTATTACCCTTTGATAAGCCTGTATCAAAAGAGTCAGTAGCAGAGCTAGGCAAAGAAATGGCAGTCAGAAAATACATTAGAGAGAAGATGCCAAAGCAAATGACAGGAGCTATGTTGTTTATGACAGCATATAACTGGAGACTAAAGCAAGGTGACACTACAAACTGGTATGAGTTTAAAGATAATAATGAAAACCTAATAGATGGCAGACCTGTATATGGTCCTTTTGCTGCCCATGTTCTTGTAGCAGATTTTATGATACGTTATCAGAACGGTAGTTTACCTGCTAACAAAGTATCTATAATGCGTGATGGGTTACAAGCAACACTAGGCTCTACATTTAGAACTGGTATGGGTTTGTATGCACTGGATAATCTGTTAGAAGATTTGCCTGATTTATTTTCTCGTGATGCAGGAGGTAAAGGAACTAAAATATTAGCAGAGGGTATAGGGAATGTAATGAATACATTTCTATTACCTGTATCTGCCTTAAGAGATGTGTATGCTCAATTTGATACTGATGCTAGAGGTATACCCGAAACTAGAAATGGTGAGATGAACTTCTTAGATATACTATATGCAAGAGGTACACGTTCTCTACCTAAAAACTTTGCCAGTGAGTATACGGAAAGAGCAAGGTCAGCATTTGAAACTGGCGACTTAATGCAGGTCAATCCATTAGAAAAACAAATGTTTGGTCTAACAAAGAGAAAGGCAAAGAATAAATTACAAGCTGAAATGACTAAGGTTGGATTGCGTCCATTTGATGTATACCGCAGAGATAAAAATGAAATTAGAGATAAATATATAAGAGAACTTTTATCAACAAGAGGTGGTGCATTTAATCTAGAAGATAATCTGAATACACTTATGGAATCTGATAGGTATAAAAAGCTACCTTATACAGCAGATGGCAGAGCCATTAAGCGAGATATGTTAGATGCTGCAGCTAAAAATGTTATAGCTCAAGTTAGAGACAAAGCTGACACAAGAATAGAAATGGAAGCGTATGATGCAGGAGCAAGCTACACATACACAGATGCTATTACGTGGCAGAGATTAAACAGGGTTGATAAAAATAGAATAGATGCCGAATATAGAATGATGTTAGGCGGCGAAAATAGTGTATCTGCTGATAGAGACAAAACAGTAACAATAGATGGTAAAAGAATAAATGTTTTACAATGGGCATTAGATAGGGCTAAACAGATACGCGGTCAGAAGGGGAGCGACTAATGGGTATGTTATTCTCAACTGAAGTGCAACAGCGAATACTAGAGTTAGAAGATGCGGATACAGAAGATAACTACGAGCAGTTTGAACCTGTACTACCTCGTGCGGAAGAAGCATTAATAAAAGCAAAGAAAACTGAGAAAAGTGGTACTGATTATTTTGAGAGTGCTGTTAATGAGGAAGTGTATAAATCGTTATCTCGTCTTACTCCTGCAGAAATAAAACAACAATCGGTAGACACAGTAAAAGCAATAGCAGATATGACACCTGTTATTGGAGAAATAAAGGCAGCATCTGAATTACCTAATGACTTAGCTTATGCTACAGAGTTAGTTAAGTCAGGTTATGACCAAGAGGATTTAATACAAATGGGATTGGGTGGTGCATACTCTATGCTATCTGTAATGGGCATAGTGCCGGGCATCAGAGTAGGTGCAAAGGTGGCTAAGAAAAGTTTTAAAGAAATAATGGATGAAGAGTTGGCTAAAGATGTAAAGCCAGAACCTCCAAAGGTGGATACACCACCCAAGGAGATACTTCCTTCTGAAACTACAGAAGAGTTTCTAGAGAAGCGAGAGAAAAGTGGCTTGATGTCTAGACGTTAGGTCTCATTTTAAAAGCACCAGTAGAGCTACATCCTACGTGTGTAACAGAAGCATTAGGATATTCTTTCTCAACGTGTGCATTAAGTGTACCCCATATCATAGTTTGATTATCTTTTAGATACACTGTACACTCTTTCATGCTATAGAACGAAGTTTTTTTAAAAGCTATAGTGTCTGTAAGCTGACCATAGACTAGCGTAGCATATATTATAAATACTTCCATTATCTATTATCCCCCGAACCCCCTATTACACCTCTAGCTTTTCTGTCTTCTAACTTAGCAATATTATCTTCCATTATCTTGCCAAGATTAGAGCCTAGTTCTTGTGCTAGTACCGCAAGATACCAACACACATCTCCCAGTTCTTTAGCTATTTCTTTACGCTTGTCTGGAGAATCTCCCCCATCACGTATAAGCTTCTTTACCTTATTTGCAACTTCTCCTGCTTCACCTGTAAGTCCCAAGGCTAAGTATTGCACACCCAATTCCTTTGGGAATATGGCTGTCTTACACGCAGAGTTCTGATAGTCCGTAGCGGTAAGGCTACTAATGTTTTTCCATTTCATGTACTGTATCGCTTCCTTTTCTAGTGTGTTCATTCTTTTTCATCCTCGACAGGTTCTCAAAATACGCAGTGTTAAACCCACGTTGCCACTCTTTGAGTTGCATATCTTCTTTAAAACGAGGGCGAAGTTCTGTAAACAGTTTCTTGCCACTTATATACCTGTACTTGCCCCCCTTTTTAAATGCATCATAACCCCACTTAAATTGTATCTTAAGTGGGGCATCGTATCGTCTAAACTTTCTAGGCTGCATCTCTGTTTTCCTTGAATGCTTTGATAACATCAGAAGAGAATAGTTTCTGTAAATTTAGTAGATACATGCGTGACGCATTGTGGTCTCCACCAGATACAGACTTCTTGTAATCTAAGTTGCTTATAATCCTTCTTAGATTCTTTGTATCAAACACTATGGTGGCAAAGATGTCTTTACCTATGCAAAGATTGTGAAACCAGAAGTCTGACTCAGTGGCATTAATACCACTAGGCTTGCCATAGGATTCGTATTCTATAGCAATGTTACCTGTTTTCTGCCATACATCTCTCTCACTCTTTACTTCAATCTTCTTGTCCTGTAGCATTTCTGCCACAGCTTCCTCTCTTACCTTTCCGTATTGTAAATCAATGTCAAACTTTTTCCTATTTTTTGGTGACGGTGCTGTCTTTGTCATTAGATTTTCCTTCTGTTTGAGGTTGCGGTGGGGCTATATACTTGAATAGCATCTGTAGTTTTCCATCATATTCGGCTATATGTCCTAGCTCTTTTTCAATGGATGCCATGATATCTTCATGTTGTGCCACACCTGTTGGGTTGTCAATTAGTAAACTCACGTTTGCTAAATGTTTATTTAAAGCACCTTTAAGGTAACTTGCTTCTGCCTTTAGTATGATTTCTTTCATTATATTACAACTCCTACTATTACTCCAGACATAAATACAGAAATGTATGTTAGCATTTCTAATATAAATATTCTCGTATCTTTGTTGTCTAGCGGTTTAACCATATTTTTAAAAGTAAAATATTTCATATAATAACTCCTTTATACGTTAATGTCAACTACTTCACACACACCTGCAGTACATGCTAATTCACGACTGCCTGTAGTTGTGTCTTCTTTTTCGTACTCAGATAGAGCAGTCCAATCAATTCCTTTCGGCATTTGACTTAACATAGTCTCATACTCTTCTTTAGTACAGTCTTGATAAGGTGCTTGCTTATACGTATGCTCACTGAATGGTAAGAAACTTATACCAGACACTTCATCAAAATGATTATACACCCAAGAGCCTACATCTAACCATTCATGTTCTTTCACTGAAATAGTTACAGACGGCTTGTGTTCACACCAGTATCTCTGATACTTTAACCAGATGTTAAGTTGGTCAATAGCCGACATGTCCTGTCTGCATAGAGCAGAAGAAGGAGCTTCCATAGGAAAGCTAAACACTGTAGTGCTATCAGGTTTCATAACATCAGGCTCAGAGGGTATACCTTGTGCAATCATAAACTCAGTCAGTGGGTCTTTATTATCTCCACGTACTGTGCGTATGTAATAAGGATTGTGTCGTGCGTGTATGCCACTGGCACTGTCAACTAATTGACTGACTGTACCGCTAGGCTTCACTGTTGTGACAGCAGTAGATTGTGGGATGCCTAAACTTTTAGCTAACTTTTTGTTAGTATTAATAGCTATATCACGTAATCTAGATAGTAACCCTTCAATGTTTTGTCCTATTCTGGGGCTGTTACCACTTAGTAATGCACTGTCCATGATACCAGTAAGCGACACACCCAACAGTCTTTCTTCTTCTGTATTTGTTTTCCATATCTTTCGTAGATATTTAAAGTCAGTAAGCGTAGATTGAAACGTACCCAGTATGGTAGCAAGTTCCACTTTTTCTGCCAGAGTTTCTTCCGTATCGGTTTCTCTAACAACAACTTCAGTAAGGTTACAGAACTGATAAGGACGTAGTATAATCTCACTGCATGGATTGCAACCAAACTCGTAGGATACATCTCGTCTACCATTCTTAGATGCTTGATTAATAGCAGACTGTCTATTGAATATACCTCGCTCACCCGACTTACTTTCATAAAGGGCAAACCACTCACGCATAAAAGTGTCCATATCTGGTTTAAACTTATACGCTACACTATTATTTGCTAATGCACGTTGCCCTTCGTTCTCCCACCACTGTCCTGATTTAGCGTGTCGCATCTGTGTATCACCTAGATTCGATAGCGAGATAAGTGCAGACCTACGTACTCCACCCACTACTACTACTTCTCCTATCTTGCACATGATATCGTGACACTCTAATGGGTACAGCCTACGATTCTTTGCTTGAGTAAACTTATCAATTAAGAAGCTAAACAATTCTTCTAATGGGGCAGGACCACTGGCACGACCCCCAAATGTTTTTAGTCTAGCACCTGCAGGTCTAACTTCTGATACATCCCATTGCGGTATCTGTCCTGCATACAGCATAGCAATCATTTCTCTCAATGCTCTTGCCCATCCCGGTCTGCTATCCGCTACTTTAATAACCGTATTACTTTTTTCAAAGTGTTCATTTATGATTGGTAACTTATCTACATTCTCTCGTTCCACAGAGAAGCCTACACCTGTGCCACACATAAGTACATACATAGTTTCGTCAAAGGCTCGTGGGCTATCGACAGGTATATACGAGCAGTTGTATCCTGCAACGTGGCATCTATCTAAGGCAGAACCTGCTGTCATCAATGCTCTCATACTAGGCATAACACTTAGATTAAATAAGCCGTTCTCTAACTTGTGCTTCATAGCACTCGCCATAGTATAGTCATGGTTCTTCTTTAAATGCTCTGACATATAATCTATATATCTGCTAACAGTCTCAGTCCATGTCTCACGTCTTTGCTCATCTTCTTTCCATCTAGCGTAGCGTGATAACGCAATGAAGTTTTGGTAGTCGGTTGGTAATAAATTATTCATGTTAATCTCTCAATGTTTTTATACTTTTAATCTTAGCACCATGAACATCATAAAAATATTCCTTAATGCCATCCTCAATTTCTTCTGATACTCTACCATCAGCAGGAATGGGGTACTCCTCTGGGTCTATATCTATAGCTATAAGCATTTTAACTAGCATTTAATCTTCCTTTTACATAATCAAAAAACCTATTTAAATACCATCGGGCTTTTCCTATATCGGCATCACCACCTTTTTCTGTTTCTCTTAGAACGTATTTTATATTATTACCTTTAATATAACCTCTATATTCTTCAGGAGTTAAGAAAGCTTCTATAACATCTATTACTTCCATATTACCTTTTTTGTAATGTGGTGGATGGTTTATTAAATCAATCTTTTTCTTCATTGTTCTTTTTTCCATTCATAAAATTCAAGTGTATTATATTACTATCTGGTTCTTTGTCAAGAAAAACATCTTCGTTTTTGTCATAGGAACGTCTTAAATAATCGTGTAATAAGTTTCTAAAGTTTTCCACCTCTTCTATAATAGGCACAGAAGCACACATCATCCTACAATAATCCATTAGCTCACCCCACTCCTTATCGGGGAGGTCATTTTCTTCTGAAGTAACCACTGTAATATCTGCAGTTCCTGACCAAATACCGTTTCCCTTTTGTTTTGTAGGACGCACTCTAATTATAAAATCATTCTTGTCCAGTTTATTTGCTATATCCATCAACTTTTCCTTTTTAATTTTGTTCCAGTAAATTTAATGAATGTAGGATACTTGTCTTTACCTTTCTCTTTTATCCATGATTCAGGAATTATTCTGTCGTAGTACTCAAAGTCATAGCGAGAACACCATTCACCATATGTAGACTTTGCACCTTTTCTAAGCTTTCGTCTGCTGTTCGTAAACACAAAACGTATATCTAATTTAGGATGTTGCTTCTGTATAGCCAGATGTTTTCTTCTATCTGCTGCAGTAAACTGTCCTTTGGTTTCTATAATAACACCATTAGATAATACAAAATCAGGTGTGTATGTGCGGTAAGCTAAGTCTTCCCACTCAATTTTGAAAGGCTCGTATTTAAACTTTACACGTTGCTCTTTCAATAGGTCAGAGATTTTTATTTCAAGACCGCTACGATAGCCATACTTTCGTGCTGTCGCAAATTGTGCGAATCTATTTATCACTATACTCCTCATTTAGATGAACATACGCAACCATTCTGGGCTGTTTAGCCTGTGACTTGACTGCAGGTTTCTCAACTAAGCCTGACCAACAATCGAATCTATACGAACAGAATTTGCAGTTCTGATTTAACACTTTATTACCTGTAGGCTTTCCTCTGAAAGTTTCTTCTTCAGCATCAAAGCAACGCTTAAACACATTAGCATTAACTGCCTTTACGTTCTTTTCTATCTTAGCTACTTCTTTATCTAGCTCAAGACCATTTGCAGGTACGTATTTAAAATGTCCGTTTGCTTTGTTAACAACCCACCAACCACCGACCTTTTTACCCGATGCCTTGGCATAACCTGCTAACTGTCCTACATATCCAAAGCCATCTGACTCTGCTAGTGTATCGTAGGATTCAAACTTATTTCTATAAGACCAGTCTGAAGCAGACTTGATGTCGTCAACTGCACCATCAACAACAATATCATATGTTCCAGATACAGTTGACTCACCAACGTCTAGAGAAACTTCTTTGGCATCTTCGTATTGAATACCTGCTTCAGTCATTACACCTTTGAATACAGCTTCTACTATATCTCCTAGCATCATGTTCATTATAAATGATGAAGGAAATGGCAAAGCTTTCTCAGGCTTATTCTTTTCATACCACAGTTGGCACGATGGTCTACCTACATTAGACATTCTAATGCGGAAGTCTCTCCTACTCTTAGTCCCACCAAACTGACGTTGCATAGCACTAGCCACATCAGTTGCTACTTGTTTAATGGTTTTATCAGACATGGTAGTCTTGCCTTTAACCGCATTTTCAAAGTACTGGTGCAATGCCAGTTCAGCAGGATGATTCATTAGGCTACTTCCTCAACTTCAATATCCACTAAGTCATCAACAACGCTCGTATCTTCATCGCTCATACGTGCGTTAGCTTTTTCTGACCACAGATTCAAAATGTAAGTATTGTAGTTGTCCAACCACGCTATAAAATCACCAAAAATCTTCTGGTCTTCTTGCGTTATGTCAAGAGTTTTAGAAACGTCTAAGGACACTACAGGAACAAAGAAGCTATTGCCATTTGGTAACTTTCTTTCATCGGTTGATGCAGTTATCATATGCTGAATGGGCAATCTCTGTAACTTAGCCAGACTAGCAAAGGATTCTCCAACGAGCTTGAAGGCATCTCTATTGTCAATCTCCCATATGAAAGGCATAGCATCTACTGATACCTCTTCACCTTTTGCATTCATGGGATTCACTAGCTCAACAACACCAAGCACAACTCGTACTCTTTTTATCTGCTTGATAAGGTCTTGTGTCTTCTCAGGCAATGCCTTGAAGTCCTGTATATATCCTGCAGGTTTACCACAATTAAAGCCACCATCATTGTCTTTCAAATCTACATTAAGATTGTCAGACATAATAGTTTTAATAAAACGATTTGGGGCGTTAGAACCACCCATAACAAATCGCTTATACATAAACCTTTGCATATGTGGTCTTATCTTTATGGAGTTAGCATAGTAGGTATCACCATCTGGAATCTCCAGTTTGTATGCACCACCGCTAACAGTTTCTACGTTAACACTTTTACCTTTAACTTCTGCTGTACCCATGATAGGCGAGTGGTTAATTCTAAGCCTAGCCAAAGAACTGCTCTTAGCTTTCGCAGGAGCTTCATTAGCTATGCCCATAGCTTTCGCCATCGCATTCCAATTATTCGGGTCTATAGTTGTAAGTTCTGTCATTTATGTTGTCTCCTTTTTAACAAATGAGAAATAGTTATATCATATAACATCTTTAGTGTCAAGCCAATTGTGACCTATTTTTGCTTCCAATAATAAAGGTACGTTGAAGGTTATACCCCAACGCTCTGATATCAAAGACGATAGCTCTCTATTAGTTCTATTTATGACATCAATCACTCCATCTTTTTCATGTGGATGCACATCAATAACAATACTATCGTGTACTGTATTGACTATACAAGACCGCATCGGCTCTAAAAGATTATCAATGTGTAGCAGTGCCAGTGGCACTATGTCTGCTGTAGCAAACGACTGCACAGGATAATTCTTTATTTGTGTAAAGTGACTTATTCTGCCACTTCTATTACGCGACACATCAGGAAAAGAAAACTCTCTACCTGATGGTGTACTAATCTTCTGGTTGTCTAAAGCACTACGAGCTAAAGTCTTATGCCACTCTGCTATACCCGAATACTTTTGAGTAAAATGTTCGTAGTAACTTGCTTCTGCTTTAGTTCTACCAAACCCACTTGCACCATATAGCGGAGCGAATGTATGTGCCTTTGCTTCTTGCCTGCTTGTAGGCTGACCTGCATCAGATATAATCTTAGCAGTGTAGGCATGAACATCAAAGCCTGTAGATACTTCTTCCATAGCAACTTTGTCCTGTGACAAATATGCCGCAGCTCTGAACTCCAGTTGTGCAAAGTCAGCTTCAAGTATATATCCTTTCATACCAAAAGCAGGACTGTTCCAACGAGATATAAATACTTTCTTTACAGGAAACGTACCACCTCTGGGCATGTTTTGCATGTTTGGGTCAGCACCCGATAGTCTACCTGTAGATGTACGATGCTGTAGCAATCTTACGTGTAGCATCTCATCTGGTTTCATATGTGTAGATATACCTTCAACAAAAGAAGATAGGTATGTATCTACAGCAGATAGCCTACGAACTTTACTGAGAAACTCTTGAGCCTTAACCATATTCTTATTCTTGGCTGTACTCTCTAAAACTTGCAGGTTTACCTTATTAGTTGTAAAGCCATTAGCTGATGCCCACTTAGGCGATGGCGGTACAAAACAAAATCCCGCACGTTTGTCTGTAGCTTTAAATAGATATCCTGCTCCATCACATGTACCACAGCGAGATTCTTTTGAGAATGGAGTGCCATCCTTCTTTGTCTTACGTACCTTACCATACCCAGAACAGTCAGAACATTGCTTTGAGTCTGTCCTATATAACCTCTCTGTACCTTCAGCTATAGCTTGCTTGAAGTCGGAGCTTGTCATGTATGGGTCTATGCTATTACCCCACTCAGCTTTGTCTTTAACTTTCCTACCATATATAACCCACGATAGTTGTTCTGGGCTGTTGAGATTGACAGGAGTATCTCCCATAACATCTCTCACTATATGCTGTAAGTCAGACTGAAGATTTTTCTTTTCTGTTTCGTACTCAACGCGAACATCGCTAAGAGCAGAGAAGTCTACCTTAAATCCTCTGTTATATATCTTAGCCAAACCTACAGCCAACTGATTGGTCAGCAGAACTGTATCCATTAAAGTAGAATCAGTTGTATTTAATTTATACATTATCTTATCAGCTAACTGCTGTGTAGCATGTAAATCTGCTGACAAATACTCAGACAATTCATCATGTGGTATATCTCTTGTAGACATGCCTTGCTTGAAATAATTCTTAAGTGTGTCTTGCTTTTTAGTATCTAGCTCATATCTCTCTGCACATGCTTCAAGAGACAGTGGTTGTTTAATACCACGCTGTAACACATACTCAGCAAGCATTGTGTCAAACACTGCACCATCATATTTAAATCCAGACTCCCATAGCCACATCAAATCATACGCAGAGTTGTGACATATGACAGCACCTGCTTTATCAAGTAAATCTTGAACAATCTTATGACCATTGGGTGTGGCTTCTGCACCTGCGTGGTCAAATGTCACGATATGCTCCTCGCCAGTATCAGTCAACACTCCAACCATGACAAGAGTATTGTCGGGTTCAAATGGGTCTAGATGCATCTTACCATCTCGTTTGGTAACTGTATTCTCTACATCAACAACTATTTTCACGATAAGTACCTCGCAGTTTTGTAATCAAGTTCGCAGTGTACCACACCATGCCATCCTGTCAATTTATTTTTAACAACATTTAAATGTCTTTGTGAGTCCTCTTCTTCCTGACCATCGACAGGTGGGTTCTTGGCTATCAATATCATAAGGTCAGCTTCGGCTGCCTTACCTGTACGTGAGCCTTCCATCATAGATTGATTGAGTAATACTTTACCTTCCGCATCTGCAGAAAGCTGTGACATATAAAAGATAGCACACTCATGTTGCTTGGCAATCATACGAGCGTGAACAGCATTTGCTTTCAAGGCTTCGTCTGTTCTGGCAAATCCTGCTGTCTTAGCAAACTTATCACCCATGTCTAACAATACAATGTCTGGCTTGAATGTCTTACATATACTCTCAACCCAAGCCATGTCACGACCAGTTGCGTCTTTTATCTTGATGCGTTCTTTAACTGGTGCATATAAGTCACGAGCTTTGGTAGGATTATCTTTGATTTCTTTCATGGTCATACCAGTGGCAGCAGTTAGGTATCTAGCACCCACGCGATGATATCCTTCTTCGTTACATAGCACAATGCAGTTAGCACCTTGATGGGCAAAACCTTGTGGTGATGCAATCAAACTGGCATGGAAAGATGTCTTACCAGTATTAGGTCTAGCACCTATCTCTATCAAATGTCCTGCATTCACACCTTCGACCTTACGTGTGAGCGTAGGTACATTGAAAGTCCATCGTGCTTCCAAGTCGGCTCGTGCAAGTAATGTTTCTATCTCAATGTCATCCCACTCGACATTCAAGTTGGGAATGAAGTCATCACCATACTGCTCTAGCATAATGCGTAATGGCTCTAGGCTTGACATATCCCCATTGACATAATCAAATCCTAAGTTAGCAATCTCTTCTCCTATGACTTGCTGAAACAACTTGGACAGCACTTCATCCGCTATGTCACCGCCCATAGGCTGTTCTTTCTTTATCTTGAAGAACAAGGAAGCGTAGGCTTGCTTCTGTGCTGTAGTCATAGTGGGATTGTTTGACATAAACAAAGCTTCTATCTCATCGGGTGTCACAGTACGCTCATACTTAGTCATGGCACTGTCGATAGCTTGCTTTATTTTGCGAACATCTTTGCTGAATAGTTTGTCTGGACACTTAGCTCCTCTGTGGTCATCGTAGAATGACCTGTCCATCAAACTTCTAATTAATGATAATTCCATTTAACTTCTCCATATCTTTGGGGTTACGATATTTCAAATCGTTGTTCAATTTTAAGACACGCACATCGGGTACATGTCCACGTAGTTCCTTTGCCATCTGCAAAGTCTTTGGTAATGCATCGGGGTCTAATGCAATAACTGCTGTCGAGAACTGCGAGAGAAATCCTTTATGCGATTCCTGTAGAGATGTACCAAGAAGCGCAACCCCAACAAAGGAACTGTAACCAACAACAGTTGCACTCACACAGTCCTCAACAACAACAGCCACCTTACCACAACCTGCAGTAAAAGGCAACCCACTCTTTCCATATTTCTTCCATTTAGGAAGACGCTTACTGAGAGAGCGACCTGTGGCATCTACTATAACACCATCATGTCGAATGGGAAATACTGCACGATTATCTTTCACATCGTAAAATAATTCCCACTCGTCAATCGCATACTCAGCAGTGAATCGAGTGAGTTCACGCTGACCTTTGTAAGGCACAACGTATTCGGGCATTACAAAATCTTCAGCGTATTCTTTTGCTCCTACAAATCCATCACGAATATCATTAATGGACAGGTGGACACGAGTACCACCTTTGAGATTACAAGAAGCTTTGTAACAATTCCACACAAGAGAACCCATATTGTTGGTGATTGTAAATGTATTACGACCACCACAATTAGGACAGTCAGTCCTTTTTGTAGTTCCATTAGGAATATCATCACTTATATTGTTTATTACATTATTAGTATACATATCACTTTCCTGTGTGGCACTTGTAAGTGAGTGTACTGTGCATTTTTCTCGTTGTCAATGCATTATTTGCACTCATGTACGTATTTTTCATGTATGGCTTCACAGATTGTGGGTTAGCATGCCCAGTTACAGACATTATTTGTGCTATTCCCACGCCTGCATCCACCATTTCTGTAGTGCCTGTACGTCTTAAGTCTGATAAGCGTAGTTCCTGCGGCAAATTTGCAACAGTCATAATCTTTTTTGCGTACTTAGGCAATTTATATATTGTATATGGTCTATATTGACCTTCAATCGGGCGAGGTCTAGGTGCAATATACTTCTGAAAACCAAAATCCTTCTCCTGTTGTTTCAGCATATCTAGTAAATCGTCATCAATAGGTAACTCGACATCGGCTCTACGCTTAGATTGCTCAATATGTACACGAGCATCCTCAAAGTTTATGTTGTCCCATGTGAGTAATCGCATGTCTCCCAGTCTTTGACACCACGAATATGCCATGTGTGCAATCAATCCTATGTTACGTGTGCTAAAATCGCTGTACGCTACGTCTAAAAATGTTTTGACATGTTCTCTACTCCAGACAGTCTTTCGCCTGTCAGTGGTTCTCCTACGCACGTTAGAGAATGGATTTACAGTAGTATGTTCCATGCGTACTGCATAGTTAAATAATATTCTAGCCACACCCATGATGTGATTAGCAAAAGATATTCCTCTGTCACACCACATATCGTAGGCTAACTTCGCACGTTTGGTGGACACTTCAGTATATCGTAAGTCTCCTATAACTTTACCATCCAAATCAGTGTCCAACAAAACACCCATGAAGTACTTGTATTGTGATTTAGTTTCATCACGTAAGTTCTTGTAATCATGAGACTTATAGTATTTGTCTGCAAGTTGGTTTACTTTGGTCATGCTGCCAACCACTCTGGCATACTTC